CATCAATTTCTATATAGGGATTTGTTAAGACTAATTTAGCCATGATTAAGGAGTTACGTCCTTAACGATTGCGCCTGAGATAGGCCATGTAACTGAAGCAGTTGCCAATTCGCCAACGCCACCATTAACAGGGGTCCACTCTGAAATCAACGCAGAAAATATATATTGAGGTGCGTCAACAGAGATTGCAGCATTTGTAGGCTGAACCTTAATCTGAGCAACTGTTCCTAATAGTGGGTAGATTGTTGCTTCTACCGCTCCTGCTGCGAAATCCTGGTGGAAATCAAGTGTTACTGCGTTATCAACAAGTCCTGCTTGTCGTGTTCGTGCTGCTGCTGGTACATTTCCTCCGCCAAATGCAGTGGTTTCAACTGCATCATATGTTGAGGAAAGTGAAACTGATGAGATGTAATCGCTAAGATTTACTCCTGCAATTTCAACATCAACGTTTGTTAGTACTATTCTTGCCATGGTTGGTTTTCTCCTTGTTGGTTATTTACTGAGTTTAAAACAGGAACTTCTTCCTGTTGTGTTACTTGTACTTCTTCTTTTACTTCTTTTTCTTCTTTTGCTGCTGGCTTTACCTTTGTTGCATTTGCGGCTACGATATGACCTGATACAAGAAGAAATTCAACATTTCCGCCTGAAGCAAGTATATCATCTTTAGTAAGCGTCTCATCTTTTACCTTACCGCAAACTCTTCTATCTGAAATTACTTTGTATTCCATTGTTTTCTCCTTAGCCCCATATTGTTACATTATAGCGATACGACAAGAAAGATTGATCAGCGGAAGTGTAAGTGCCACTTTCAGCAGTAATAACTCTAAGTGTATCAACAAGTCCACCTAATGATCTATCTGACTCTATAGCAGTTTTAATTGAACCAGTACCGCTACCAGCCAGGAAATTATCAAGTTTGTCTTGTCCTGTTCTTTCTGATATTCTTTGGACAATCACAAAAATATCAACAGATGCTTGATCTAAGCCTCTTTGATTGTCAATATCAAATTGAAAGTCTAATTGTCCTACTACTGCACATGGTGGAACTACTACATCTGGAATTAGGTCATAGACTCTAAGTCCTGTAATTGTTTGTAGATTTGCCTTGAGTGCATCTCTTACACCATTGATATTTGTCATTGCCATTTTAGTATGCCAAACCAAAGTTTCTACGGAATGTCTTTAATAGCATCTCAACATCTGGATCAAGACGAGAATTTAAACGAACTGTTCCTAATTCTACAGATCCTGCAATACCAAACGGAGATTGCTTTCTAACGAATAATCTTGCTGCCTGAATCTTACAGGCTAGTTGTACTTCATATGGAATTGATGAATAACCCCATACGCCAGTTATTTTAACTGTTTGTGGAAAGAAGTATGGCCAAACATATGTTCTAACTGCTAATAGTCTAGTTACAGGTCTTCCTAATTCTGGATTATTAATAGGTTCATACATAACATCTGTATCTAGATCCCAAATTTGTGTAAATGGTCCAGATTGATTTGCTCTTGATGCTATCTCTGTTGGTTGAATAAGGTCATCTATTTCTAAATACCACGGACTTACTGGTGTGTAATATTTAACTACAGGTGATGCTAATGTGCCTTCTTGATAAAACCCTCTTTGGCAGTAGTCATCAATCATGCGACTTGCAGCAAGAATCGCTGCTTGAATATCAGTATCATCAATACTGTCTTCAATTTGCAGTGCATTCCTTACATCTGCCAAAGTCGTATAGACATTAGTTGGCTGAATGTTAGTATTAATTGTAGGTCTACTCATCTACTCCTCTTCTCCAATTTGGGCAACATTGCTTTCTCTGTCTTAGGTAGTGCTGTTGCTGTTTCTTTTTTAATTCTAAATATCTTTTTAAGTTTTTTCATTTTACCCCTTTTTTATATAGGACAGGACCACTGAGGGGGCGGGTGGCGGACCTGCCCTACCCTTAGATTGCTCTAGGTATTACCTAGGGCTAGGTTTTAAGGCCTAACCCTAAGTAAATATTTAGACTAGAATGTAGGTGCTACTAGACCAGTTCCAGAAATTTTGGAAACTGCTCCTGGATAACGACCAGCAGTGAATGCTGCATATCCATAGACTACAGACTTGATTGTGAGTGAGCCTGCACCAGTTGCATCAAAGTTTAATGCGAATGGTGATCCTGCTTGCTCCCAAAGGTGTAGTTCTCCTGCATTTACGCAGTAGATCTGATCTTCGTTAGTACCAGCGCCTGCTGTTGTTGTAACATTTGCATCTGCGATGATAGGTAGACCCAGCATTGTGTAACCTGAGTTACCATATGCTGCTGATCCTGCACCTGTTGCAACTGCGTTCATTGGGCCGTTTAGGGCTGGAAGAACGAGTGGACGTTGTGAACCATCTACGCCTGCAAGCAAGAATGCTAGACGGCGTGGGTGCATAATCCAGTGTGTAGGATTTTGAAATACAGATGTTTGAATTAACTGGTAAGCATCTGCCAATTTTGGATACAATTCCGCAACTGTAGGTGATGCTTCTGTGAATGTAACATCGTTGATACCTGATGTTTGACGGATACCAAGCATTGCACCTGAGTTGCCATCACCGTTAAGGATCTGGTTGTCAAGTGTTGTGTGCCATCCACGAATAAGGTCTTGAATGATGAACTGGTCAATGCCTGTTCCTCTTTCAATTGCTTGTTTTGAGATATCCTGTTGGCCTGCAATCGTTCTTACGTTCACAGTCAATAGTGTATCGTCAGCATTTGTATTTGATACTGCATCATTTTCAGCAGCCTGAACTGCAGTTGATGTACCAGTAGTCATGCGTGAGATATTTAGTGTCATACCTGCTGCTGGCAATGCCATCTTGTTTGTTGCGAAGTCTGCTGTTGGGCGACCTGCACGAGCAAATGGTGCTGCTAAATCAACTAAGTATTGAGGAATTACGAGACCAGCAAAGTTGCCAGTTCCTACTGCACGACGCTCAATTTCCTCTTCACGAGAGTGACGAGCAAGACGCTCTGATGCTGCATAGTCATTGCTGAACTTAGCAGTAAATGCATCCTTAACGAATGATGCTTCACTTTCTGGTGAGTATGTACGGGCTTCACGAGTTACTGTTGCTCCGCCAGTCTTTGGCATTGCAAAGTTAGCAACTGTTGAGCGTGCTTCTGATGCCTTAGCATCTGCTGCTGCTTGAGCAGTCAATTTTTCAATCTTTGAATCTAGTGTGCGTGACTCTTCAACCAAGGCGTCAACCTTTGCTGATTCATCTTCTGTAAGGTCTGTACGATTCTCTACGGCTACTGCCTCAAGAATTGCATCCATTTCAACCTTAACTGCATCACGGCGTTCAATTACTTTGTCTAAATAAGACATTATATTGTTCTCCTTTTGTGAGTTTGTTAATTTGAGGTGGTGGTTATGGATTTCACGACGCTTACGGGTGTGAACCTAACTCCGACTTCTGCCTATCTTGTTAGATAGGAATATTATTTTATTCTATTTACCTTTGCTTGTGCTAAACGAAGAGACATTGATCTTGGCATGTTATCTGGTAAGAAGTTTAGGACTGATGGGAAATCTCCAACAATCTTTGCACCTTCTCCAGGAACATCTGTTATTTCTAAAACGTTAGCAGCCTCTTCTTTTGGTTCTGGAAGTGGGTCAATCGCTGTTAGTTCAGACATTTTGTGTCCAACAAGAGTATCAGTTGCTTTCCAGCCACCTTCTACTTCTTTGTATACACGAATGAGAACTGCTGGATCTCCTTCTTCTGCATTGATAGTGAAACTTGAATTAGGAACATTAATAGATCCTTCTGTCTTGATTTCTACAATACGACCTCTTGCAATGCCACCAGATGAGTTCCAACGAACAAAATCTCCAACTGCTTCACGCTTAGACATTTCTAATTCATCGTCTTCTACATCAATTAATGGATAAATAGAATCTTCTTCCATTTCACCATCTCCAAACATCATAGACATTACTTCTACTGCCTTCATGATGTACTCATGGCCTTCAGATAAGTCTCCAAAGATTTGTTTTAATACTAATAGTGATTCGCCTGTTACTTCTCTTCCCGCCTTTATTTCTTGCATGGCTCTCTTTATTGCTTCTCTAGCCTCTACAGAAGTTGTTGGGTATGCAGGATATGTGACAATTGATACATCGCCATCAGCCAAGGATACCTCAGTTAGAAGTCTTTCTGAACGATCTTCGTTATACTTTTGACGAATAACTCTAAATGCAAACGACATTTGATCAACATCACCACGAGCAACAAGTGTATATAGATCTCTTGCTTCTTGTGTGTTTGCTAGTTCTGCTTCAAAATATAATCCTTTTTCATCTTCGTACAATCTCATTGTACCGTTTTTAGTTCTGGCCATAGGTAATCCTTCATGGTTAACCAATAAACGAACATCTGGTGTCTCAGATAGTGTTTTTCTGAATGCTCCTGGAGCAATCTTCTCAATAAACGGAAGTGGCAATGATGCTTCGTTGAACACTGCGGCATATCCTGCCATACGCATAGTTCCGTCTTCTGACTCTCGTGTCTCTATGTCTCTGACCGTAAAGGTACGGCGCTCAGTCTTTTTCATCTTGCTCCTTGCTTTATTATTTTCATTGTTAAGTTTATCTATCTGTCGTTGTGCCCAATCTTGTGCTGCATCGTCAAAGTTTGCGTTACCGCCCCAAAGTAACCATGCTACAAGTCCTGCTCCTGGATATTCTGGATCAGATTTATTACTATTCTTTGATGCTTGTCCATCTACTTTATGTCTTGCGAACCAAGGTGCCATCTTACGTACTTTATTATCAGAGATACGACCTGCTGCCATCTCTCTTGCTGCAGACTTTGTTCCTTCAGTTAAACCATCTCCGCCAAAACCTTCTGACAGGTAGTCTAAACCTTTTTGTGCATTATCTCTAATAAATTGTGGAACATTGTCAATAGGCATTACTTCTTGACCTCATCACTGTAAGCAGCATCAGGATTTACTGGATCAATTAGTGCTACTTGCTGTAATTGTGCTGAAGGAAGTCCTGTGTGAGATATTTCTTCCATCTCTAGCATCTTAGCAACATCATCTGGATTGTATCCAACTTGTACCAAAATAGAAGCAATCTCAGCCTTCATCTTATCTCCAACAAGTGGTGCTTGTGAAGCATCAATGTTTTGTAGAGGAAGTCTGTATTGATCTCCTGACTCACCAAGTGATGATAAGTCTTCGTAGTTGCGTACATCGTTTAGTGACAAGAAGCCTTCTCTTAATCCTTTTGTGTATGCATCAAA